ATTTCTTCTTTGTCTTTAATACGTACGACATGAGCATTATCTGTAAATATTTCAATGTTTGTTTTACCACCCCATGTAGAACGCATTTCATTGCCTGAAGGACGATTCCATACAAGTAATTTTATGGCGCGAAGTATTGCTGACTTACCTGAATCACTCGGGCCTACTATTATATTTACACCATCACTAAAATTAAGTTCTGTATCCTTATGGCTTTGAAAATTTTGAAGTACGAGTTGTTTAATCATATTAATACTCTGTTAATAAACCATTCCAAAACTCTTTCATAACTTGATCTGAAATAAGATATTTACGTTGTAATTTATGAAGTTTCTCTTTGAGTGAATTTTTATCAAAGACAATCATTTCCATATAATGCCTTAAATCACTATACTCGTTGGTAGATAAATCTAATTCATAAAAAAATGAATCTTGTTTGCATAATGCATCAGTTGCTATTTTAATAGCTAATTCTCTTCTGATTACTTCATCGTAATTATCTTTCAAATTATCTTTACCAATTTTACTGACACTAACATTTATGACTAATTTCATAATCTTTAAATTTATTATGATAATACTATATTCATTTTTTCATCATTTTAAGCATTTGTGATTGTTTTGTAGCAACATAATGTACAGCCAAGGCATCAGCTACTGCTTCATCTATGTATTTTATACTCTTCCAATCTACTTCATATAACTTATCTATAGCTTCAATCATATCACTTTTTGTAGCAGCCCGCTTCCCAAGTATGGCTTTTTTAGAATCAGCTTCTGCATAATACTCAATTGGAATGTCTAAACATTCTGAAATAGCAGTTGTAATACCTGCTACCATGCCTATCATAATGGCAGCTTGAGCATTTTGAGAACCATGTGGAGCTTCAGAGATAATCATCTTAATATCATATTTTTTGATTATTCTTAATAATTCTTGAACAATATCTGCCGCTCTCCGAGTACGATCATCTGATGCACGAATACGCCGTTTGTTTTGTTCTGGTGCCGTTTTAATACATCCTGTTTCTCTTATCTTATTGTATGCAGAAGATACCACAGCCCACCCCCAAGCAGTGAAGGAAGGATCATTTGTCAATATGTTCATGGTCTTTTTGGTTTACGTTTACTGTCAAATTTCTTTTCCTCTTCTTCCCATAGTTCAATTACTTCCTCCTTAAGTGATTGTTCATTTCCTGACTCCTCTATAATACCTATAGCTTCTTCAAGTGAACGATCAAGGTTTTCACCATTATGTGAATACACAGTCCCTCCTACTTTTTCTTTGACATATTGTAAATTCGTACGGATATCATCTATACCATAATCAAAAATAATTACAACAGGAGCAGTATGATAAGGTTTCCAAATGGAAGATTTATAAACTTCAACGTGTACTTCTACACCAATAACACGTGATTCTTCTTTTCCTTTAATTTTGATTTTCCGCTTGATCTTTTCAGGTCTAAGAGTACGTAATCGTAAAGAAGAATAAAAACCTATAGATTCCCCACCAGGTGTCGTGTACTTTTGCCCATAAGCACCAGCATCTATATTAATACGAACTTGATTGGAGCATACCATCAAGTAATTGTTTTGTGTCAGTATCCTACAAGTTTTACGTAATTCTTCACTGAACTCTTTAGCACGACGCATACCCATCTTGTCCCCATCATCATTATCCATTTCAGTTGTAGTAGAAAGTGCAGCAAGTGAGTCAGCAAATACTCCGTTGATAACTTTTGGATTTTCTACTTCCCACTTGCGTACCGCACTAAATACTTCAGGAACACGATCAGGTTTATGATGATCTTTTTCAGCCAATATTAACCCAAACATCTGTGCAAACTGTTTATTAAGTCTTGCTTCAGGATCATGAAACATAATTTGCCCTCCTTGTCGTTGAACTGCACCAGCTATTTCAGAAAGCATAACTGTTTTCCCACTACCACTTGGCCCAAAAATTTCTACAAGAATCCCCCCAGGCATCCCTCCTCCTCGAATTCTTCCTCCTGATATTGCAAGATCAAGCAAAGTAGATCCTGTAGATATTACTGTTCCAAAGTTTCCATCAAATTCTTCCTTTTGAATTTTAGGAGTATTCACATGTCTTTTTATCTGTTCACTTAGTAGAACTCTTTCTCTTTTCATATTTTTATCTCATTCAATATACGTTTGACTTCCTTTTCAGTAAATCCTTTTTCTGTTAACTCCACTCCAAGTGATTCTTTAAAAGTGAGTAAGGGGGTTGTATCCCCCTTGGTCTTGTTTATCCGCCAACTGTTTATTGCTCTCTGTGCAATTTCTCTAAACAATTGTGTATCATCTTGCTCTTCCTTTTTTTCCTGTATCCATTGTGATAGCATACTTTTAAGTACATTTGCTTTAGAAACACCTTTCGCGGTGCAATACAATGTTAAATAATGATGAAGATCAAGATGCACAGACATTCCAATCAGTATTTTATCACTGCTTTGCTTTTGTATGCCAAGCACTTTACTACTTACTGCTTTTCTCTTTCTGTTCATCACACTCATCCCATATTTCACATTTTTCACATTCTTTGTACTTATCCGTATCTACACCAAAGGTGTAACCGTAAGGGCATTTATCTTTTGAAGATGTACTTTGCGTTCTACTCCTTCTTGTAACAGGTTGTTCCTTTTCTTTTTCAACTACATCAGATTCATCACTTGCAGGTTTACGTTGTCTGCGAACAGGGGGTGCAGGTTTCTTTTCTTCTTCCTCCTGTTCCTCTTCCTCTTCAGGTTCAACTACCTTCTCCTTTGAACGATATTTTTTACGTGTAGTTTCCTGTGGAGCATCTTCTTCCTCTTCTTCTACATCATGAATTTTTTCATCAGTTATTTCATCATTGAAGAATTTAGCAAAAATTTCATCATAAGTCAATACTTTTATTAAATTATCAAGTTCAGGAACATCTTCCATGACAGCATCATCATAAGGCTCTCTGTCTTCAAAATCAATACTGACAACTTCAGGATATTTGTTTTTGCTTATCTCTTTCCAACGTAATCTCAAATGAACTGTTTTTCCATTAGCAAGTGTAAAGAAATTTTCATTGTCATCATTTTCTGCAAGTTCCTCCATAAGTGTTTCTTGAAACAGAAAGTCACTCATGTCCCAAGGCATAGGGACTTGTTCAAATCCTTTTTCAAGTGGAATGACGGCATATAAACTTCTTTCCTGTGGGTACAGTAATTTGAATTCCTCTTTATCAGCTCCTTCTTTTATACGCTTAATCCTGTATTCACAAATTGGACATTTCTTACCAATTGTCGTAGGACAAACAATTGTTTCATTATCAGTCCCTACATTTCTATGAACTTTTACAGGACTTCTGTACCATGGATTACCTGCAATAGCTAATCCTTCTTCATTGTTTCTATCCAGATGTCTTTCATTTGTGACTATATAAGGAAGAAAGTCAAGATCAAATGTACGTGAATCTTCAGGTAGTTTAAACATTTCTACTCCTGTAGGGAGTTTTAAATACCCATATCCTGATTTTGCTTCCTTTTGTTTCCTGTAACTGTTTACAAGCTTACCTTTAAAATTACTCTTCTTTTCCTTCATCTTTTTCAGTTTTTAAATTGTTTGTTTTTTCTATAAATTTTTCACCAAGTTGTACATTAATTTCATGAAGCCATGCTTTCATCTGTAGGCGACTAAATAAGTAGATTGCAATTATTCCACCTATTATGTAAAGTATGATTTTAAGTGTGGGACTCATCGGTTCCTCCTCATCTTTTCACCAATTTTAACATTCATTTTTTGTTGGAATGCTTGTCTTTGTTCTTTAATATCTCTTGGAACTTTAGGCCCTGCAAAGTAATTCTGCCCATTTAATTTCGTTAAGTTTTCAAGAGCTTCCTTGCGCTGGTTAAAAGCATCTACTGCTCCCTTTGCAACATTCCATTCATATTTAGCTTGTATGAATTTTTCACTTGCTTCCTTAAAATCAAGTTGCATAGGAATAGTATTTTCTACTGCTTTGTCCGTTATTTTTTCCAAACCAAAACGATCTGGGAAAGATCTTATTTCCTTATCAAGTTCAGCTTTAACTAAATCAAGAGCTTCTTTAGCTTCATCCTTTTCCTTTTCTTTCAGTGCGGCATGTCTTGAATACCGCAGAAATAAAGTTGCTTGTTCCAACCACTCTACATCTAGAGAGGTTTCTTCAATTCTTATGTCATCTTCATAGTTCATTTTCTTTCTGTTTTTGTTTAATTATTGAAGTTAATATTCTACTATCAATTTTATATTTGATTTGAGTAGGTTTAAGTTCTATTAATTTATTTTCTAACCATTCAATATATTCTTGATTATCGGAAGGGTAATTCCCAGTTTCCTTTTTATACGCTAAATGCAGTTCTGTTGGTGTCATACTATTTATTTTTAGTTACTGAATAACATGCATACACAAGCTGAGGGAATCCACTATCGTAAAAAGGAGTCAGGAATTCTTCAAGTATTAATCCACACAACGGTTCATCCTTTCCACTTAATAAAATAGATTGACAATACCCAAGTACAACTCTACGTACACTTTCCGCTTCTAAATCTTTCATGCCTGAAAGTATTTTTGCAATAGCACTCCAAGGTGCTTGTTTTATCAATGCTCTACATAAATCAATTGCTTGTGTTGTTTCTGCCTCAGCTTTTTTAGCAGTTTCCAATTGTTGTTCCTGCGGTACGTTAAGGACTTGCTCAAGTATTTGTAAAGCGTTTCTCGGGTGGCCTTTGGCACTTTCTACTATTTGGTTAAGTACTGTACCCTCTACACCCTTAGCTTCCTTTCTCGCCACTCTTTTAAGCAAGATTCGCATTTCGGTTTCGGATAAGGGTAATACTTGAAAAGTACTGCAACGTCCTTTTATGGTTGAAAGTAATTTCTGTGGATCTGTGGTACAAAGTACAAAGTAAACATGTGGTGGGGTATCTTCAAGAATTTTAAGTAAAGCATTTTGTGCATCGTTGGTCATTTTATGTACTTCATCTATAATCCAACAGATGCAACTACTTTCCATTGCCATATACTGACTGCTTTTTATTAGATCACGTATTGTATCTATCCCACGAAAGTCAGCAGAATTTATTTCCCGTAAATCATATCCTGTACTACCAAGTTCATTGGCTATGATACGTGCAATAGTTGTTTTCCCACATCCTGTAGGTCCATGTAAAAGAAAGGAATGTGGACAAGTATGTCGGTTGCCCAACATCCCTTTCAAGGTCAAGATCAGGTCAGAATTTCCCCTCACTTCGTCA